TTCTGGCGTATGCGCCAACTGTGCGACCGGATGGGTATGCGCTATGACTTCTTTCTGAGCTTTGCGATGTCCTGGCTGCACAAGATGATCGGTGACGGCAAGGTGTATCCGCCGCGCCCCTCGCAAATCATGAATAATGAGGACCTCATTGCTTCAGCAATGCTGGCGTGGGAAGAGCAATGTCAGATTTCCATGCAGGTCGCGCGCGACCCCTACTATCGCGTATCAAACTTCACTGGTAGTAGAGATCAGCAAGCGCACGAGGCTTTCGTCATCGGTCAGGTCAAGTCGCGCAACGTGCCGCAATACTCGCTTCATGCTGCGCTCTATCTATATGACGTAGTGAGAGTTGAGGAAGCATTGCGACACTTTGACGCGAGAGTGGTGAATATGGCAATAAATGAGGTTCAGTTGCCTGGTTAGATAAGTCATTGCTGACTATAATGTGACGGTGTTTCGCTTTCGATTTAATGCTTTTAATTTGATTCAATCCACAAGGAGGATTCTCATGCAGCAAGATCAAATTCGCGCCGACCAACAAGCCTATGCCCGTCAGATCGAAGGAACGCTTCATCGTCCTGCGGTAACGCGCAAACCTCTCAAGAGCACAAATGCACCGAAGGGTCATGAGGCTTTTCTCAAGGCGCTAGAAGCGTCCGGTCAGATCGTTTCCTTTGAAAAGGCTAGTAGCGGCGAGCGCGTGGTCGGCAAGATCAAGACATCCGACAAGTACACTATCAGCGTCATAACCGAGGCCGGAACCCGCGTTCTGTTCAAGCATGACGTTTCTGAATTCTTCGCGCCGCGCCAAACGTCAGCCGAGACAAACTGATATGAGCGTTATGTGCCCCGCGACGGTGGAAGAATCCGTCGTAAAAATGATTGGCGAAAGTTTCACTGGTGTTGCGGCATCAACGGAAGCAAAAGCAAAAGCAAAGGCAGAAGCAGAAGCAGAAGCAGAAGCGGAGACGGAGACAATCAGTTCGTTCAGTATGGACGAAGGGTTTGACGCCGACTTTCAAACCAAGATCGCGGCATTCGCCTGTCGTGATGACGAGTTTATGCGTCGCATGGCGCACTTGCTCAAGCCAGATTACTTCGAGAATGCAGGTGAAGCCGCACTGGTGAACATTGCTCTGCGTCACTTTGCTAAGTACCGCTGTGTGCCGGATAACGTCTCGATGGCGGCGGCGATTCGCGAAGACGTTACGGCAAAGATAATTCGCAAGGATGTGTTGCCGCTGGTCGTCGCGCAACGCAAGGTTATTTTGCATGACGCGCTGAGAAATCGCGAGTATGTCGAGGACAAGGTGGTTGAGTTCGTGAGACATCAGGCGGTAGGCGCGGCCCTGCTCAAGTCTGTTGATTTGCGCGATAGACGGCAGTTCGACAAGATAACCGCACTGATGAAGGCGGCTATCGACATTGGGCTAAATGAAGAAGGTGACGGCTACGATTACGCCGCCCGTATTGACGACAGAACGACAGAGCGTCTGGACAAAGTGTCAGGCAAGCGACCGTCGCAGGGCATCACAACCGGCATTGCCAAGATGGATGAAATGCTCTATCACCGGGGATGGGGTCGTAAAGAGCTGGCAGCGATCATGGGAAGTGCGAAGGCCGGGAAGACGACAGCTTTGATTAACTTTGCGCAGGCCGCGTCACTGGCAGGCTTCAACGTTCTGTACGTCACGCTTGAGGTTGGCGCAGGCATTATTGCTGACCGCATGGACGCGAGCATTTCATCAACCATGATGAAGGAGCTATCGGACAAGATTCACGGCGTTCGCGAAAAGGTCGAAGAGGCAATGGCGAAAGCTGGTCGCCTGATTATTCACGAATACGCATCTGGCACGATGACGCCCAACATGCTGCGAAAGCTGATTGAGCGCTACAAATCGCCAGGCCGCAATGTTGACGGATCTGTACGTCCGATCACCAAGTTCGATCTGATCGTGGTTGACTACGCTGACATCATGGCGCCAAACTACCGCACTCAGGACACCATTGAGAACTCAAAGTCGGTCTATGTGGACCTTCGTGCGATCGCATTCGAGGAGAATGTGGCAATGCTGACGGCTACGCAAGCTAACCGTGAGGGTCATAAGGCGGCGGTGGTGAAAGCGGAACACGTCGCGGAGGACTTCAACAAGGTTCGGACGGTCGACCTGATGATCTCCATCAACAAGACGGAAGAAGAGGCCCGCGATGGCATTGCGCGACTGTATTTCGCCGCCTCACGCAACCAGGAGTCTGGCTTCACCATAGTCGTTAAGCAGAATTTGGCATGTATGCAGTTTGTTACGTCCGTCCTGCGAATCGAGTAGTCACCCCTAAGTTTTGCTTTTATCATAGCGGTACAGTAATCACAAAGGGAACCGTCATGGAATCGAAAGTTATCGAAGATGCAATCGCTAAGGTTAGAGGCAACGGGTTCTACAGTGGCGCAACTGAGCGGCGTCTACGTCGCATTGTTGCCAACTTGAGAGCCTGCGGCATCAGTTGTGACCTGATGATCGCTGAGATAATTGTGGACTTCTGGGCAACGGTTAGCGTCGAATACGATGAATGAAGATTTGGGCGAAATTCTTAAATCTATTGATGTCGAGTATTGGCTTGATAGGGAAGGTGTCGATTACAAGAAGACGCGGGGCGCCCGTGGGCTTCAGGCAAATGTTAAAGAATGCCCGTGCTGCGGAAATTCAAACTGGAAAGTGTACATAGGGCTAGATACAGGGCTTGGAAACTGTTTCGTTTGCGAGAAGAAATTTAATCTCTGGAGCTTCATACGCTCCAGCCTGGGTACTCTTTCCAATCGTGAGGTCATTGAGCATATCAAGACGGTGGCGCGTGAGCAGGGCTGGCGACCGGCGCGAATAAAGCCCGTTGCTGTAAATTTGAAAACCGATCTGATACTGCCGGCGTCAGAGGCGTTGCCGATCAACGGGCGTAATTTGAAGTACCTGGAAAATCGCAGTATTACGCTCGACATCGCCAAGTATTTCAGTATGCGCTTCTCAATGAATGGCGTTTTCAAGTACAGGGATGAGGAGGGTAGAAATCGTGTTCAAGACTATTCGAAAAGGATCATTCTTCCAGTCTTTGACCTTGATGGGGATTTGGTCAGTTTTCAGGGCCGGGACATTACTGGCAACGCAGAGAAAAAGTACCTATTTCCGCCGGGTTTCGCTTCGACAGGCGCTCACCTCTACAACGGTCAGAACGCGCATGGCGCGAAAGATATAGTGATAGGGGAAGGCGCATTCGACGTGGCGGCAACTAAGATCGCGCTCGATGGTCAGTCTGAGCTGCGAAGCGTTGTGCCTGTTGGCTCGTTCGGCAAGCACTTGTCTCACGGCGACGACGAAAGTCAGTTAGGCAAGCTCTTGCACTTGCAAGAGGGCGGTCTGGAGCGCATCACGATCATGTGGGACTCAGAAAAGGCGGCATTGGAGGCGGCGGTCGAGACAGGTCTGCTACTTCGCAAGTACGGATTCATCGCGCGAATCGCGGTGTTGCCAAAAGACCGCGACCCGAACGAAGTGGCGCCAAGCGTGGTGCGTGACGCATATTGGAAGGCCGATGTGGTCAACGAGAGTGTCGCGACGCGCCTGCGTCTGGCAAAAAGAATTGCTTAGGAAAGTTGTGAGGATAAGTCGTAGGTGACTATACTTTCCTGAGATTGATGCGTATTATCAAATCATTGAAATTAAGCGTGAATGGTGCGAGGGGGGAAGGTGGAAATTTTGGTGGAGGCTCGATATCTCAAACACGGTGGCGGCACAAAATTCTACGAGGTGATCGAATTTTATAATGTTGTCGCAAAGAAGTTTGTTCTAGTAAAGCGATGGGGAAGTCTTAATTCTAAGTACGGTGGCGGCGGAACGAAAATCGAGACATATAACGATATTCGTCAGTGTCAAGATGCGGCGGGAAAAATTCTGCGCGAGAAAAGAAGTCATTCTTACGACATCACCAGAGAGATATTTGGGCTGCATGGCGCAAAGAGCGACGTAGATACTGATGCGCTGCGTCCTACATTAGTATCGCATTACAATATAGGCACCGCCGATAAAATTGTGTCGGCGCTAGACGTAGATTTTGCGCCTTCGGGCCACGCCCTTGTCGACGCCCCTGTCGACGACGTTGCGGACGAAGAGCCGGCGCCCGAACTTGAGCGCAGCGATGATTGGGGTTCATGGTGAGGAGAGATAAATGAGCGAGCAATTTGTAGATGAAATGGTTTACCCGCCAAAGATGAGCGAGGGCGGCATCAATGCCTATTACTTGGACGATTGCGCTGTGGTCGGTCATCGCCCGAATTACGCCGTCTGCCTTAACAAGGTCAACGCGCTGAAACGCGATGGTACGCTGCGCGGATCTGAATGTGAAACGGCCATTCGTCACAAGACATGCAAGGCGCTGGCGCTGCGGAAGGAAGAGCTTAAGGCAGGCAGGGCGATCTATTTCGTTCATCGCGACAAGTTGCGAGCGTTTAACGAGGAGCGAGATGCGAAGGCAAGGCCGGTGGTCAGCGAGCGCTCCAAGCAACACGCGCCGAACATCGCAAAACCAGCACCGAAGAAGGAAGAGCATTTTCTCGACGTGAAGACTGGAGACTACGCCGATGCTCTCAATGCCTCACTGCAAGCGAATGTGGCATCTAATGAGCTGGAGCGTTCGTCGCAGAAGCCGGTTGAAGAAAAGCCAGTTGCATCAATCACTGTTTCGGCACAACAGTCGAAACCCGTAGTAGAGAACGTGCCGGTCAAGGCTGGTATGAGTATGGTCGAGATTGCAAGGATGCGCTTGGCCGCAAAACAACCCGTAATTCAACAAGGAGAGTAAGTCATGAGTGAGCAAGCGCAAGAAAACAAACGGAGTCTGGTTGAGGCTAACCTTGACGAATTTAACGCCAATGTCAGTAAGGCATTGATGATGATGTCCAAACAAAGTCAAGTCTTGTTGGAAGAGGGTGACGCGCCCGACGCCGCGTCTGTCGTCGCGGTGGCGCTGGCCGCTGCACTGACGGCGGCAGACTTGGTGACAACACTGGCGGTTAGCGTTCAGAATGATGCGGTCATTGATTTAATGTTGGAGGATGTCATGAAAGACATGAAGAGTCGCGCGCACGCCGGCTTTGACCGCTTCAAGGAAGAACGCGCGACGACGAAAGCGGAGTCGGCGTAATGAACTCAAACGAAATTTACGTCGCTATCGAGCGCATCGCCAGTACAGCGAGTAAGAATGAGAAGGAGCTGCTGGTCAAACAGTTCAGCGCCTTTCCGAGCTTTGTTCGCGTCCTTGAGTATGCCTACAATCCGTTCAAGACTTACGGCATCGTTCCAGAAAGCCCGCGCGACAAATGGGCGCAGAGGGGCGATGAGGCCGAATTTGACGATAAGACCTGGAAGATTCTCGACGCCCTGATTGCGCGAAGTCTCACCGGCGCAGCCGCGCGATCCGCTATCGAGACTGAGTTCAAGCGTCTGACTGAAGATTCAGCCGAGCTGCTTTATCGCATCGTTAAGAAGGACCTCCGCGCCGGCTTCTCTGAATCGACTTGCAACAAGGCGGTCAAGGGTTTAATTCCAGACTTCCCCTACATGCGCTGCTCCTTGACCAAAGACGTCGACCTCGCTACTTGGCCGTGGGAGGATGGCGTGTTCAGCCAGGAGAAGGCTGACGGCATGTTCGCCAACGTCGATCACGAATACGGCGGTCTGGTGCGAATCACGTCACGTCAGGGTTCCGAGTTCCCTATCGAGAAGTTCGAGACGCTGGCGAACGAGGTTCGCGCACGTCTGGCCGAAGGTTGTCAGAATCACGGCGAGATTGTCGTGCTGCGTGATGGTGTGGTGTGTGAGCGTCAGACCGGCAACGGCATTCTGAACAGCGTGTTGAGCGGCGGTGACTTCGCCGAGAACGAAAAGCCGATGTACTTTGTCTGGGACCAAATCCCGCTGACTGCTGTCGTGACGAAGGGCAGGCACAAGGTCGCCTATCGTCAGCGCATTACGGGCGTAATAAAGCAACTGAAGGCGGCGCCTGGCAGCTCTATCGCGCTGATTCCGACCAAGATCGTGCGCTCCTTATCCGATGCGCTCACACATTACCGCGAATTGCTGGCAAGTGGTAAAGAAGGCACGGTAATCAAACATCCCGAAGCTATATGGAGGGATGGCACCAGCAAGGAGCAGATCAAGCTCAAGTTGGAAGTGGATGTTGACCTTAAAATTGTCGGTATTGTTCCGGGCAGTCCAGGTACTAAGACAGAAGGCCGCGCCGGTTCATTTACATGCGTGACGAGTTGCGGCCAGCTTCAGGTGAACGTGGCTGTCAAGAACGAGAAGCTCCGTGACAGGGTGGACGCCAATCCAAGTGACTACATCGACCGCATCATCGTTGTGCGGGCCAATTCGATTCTATTCCCATCCGAAAGCAATGAGTTTCATTCACTGTTTCTGCCGCGCATGGCTGAAGGCGATTATCGCGTCGATAAGACTGAGCCGGATAGTCTGCAACGGGTTCGCGATCAGTTTGAATCTGCCGTGAGGGCCGCATAATGAATGAAATGAGTCAGGCAGAGTTTGAAGCGCTCAAGCTGACATTCCCCTGGACATCACGAACGCTGGTTGTAGGTATCGGCGGCATTGTTCAGGTGATTGACAGAAACGGGAACGAGGTGCCGTTGTTTGCTATGACACGATTCCTCGAAGTTATCACGCGCAAGTTAGAAAAGAAACCGTCCTCGCAAGAGGAACCGCAAGCAGCATCTTGAGATAGTTATTACTGAAGGAGGTCGCATGATTATCGCTAAATGGATTTATCGCATTGTGTGGGTGTTTGTTCTGGTCTTTCTCGCTATGGTTCTTGGCCCGTGGCAATACATAGGCGCGATGGCGCTGATTATTGCGCTGGTATTCTCGCGTAGCGTGGTTGATTACGGCGAGTTCGCGGATCATGTCGCCGGTCTTCATGAGACGGCGCAAGAAATAGTCGAGGCAGGTGAGCGTAACGCGCTTGAGTACGAGCGATTGGTTGCCGAACTTCGTCAACACACAGAGAAGGAAAAGAGTGCGTAACGGTGATGATTGGCATTTTGAAAGCGAGCCTTGTGCTCGCTTTTTTGTTGCGTTTAGGAAATGTGAATTGTGAAGTTGTGATTCCTGACAATCATACGTATGATGTGAAACATCAGTCACTAATGACGAGGGGAAATAAATGAATGAACGTGTAATGTTGCTCCGCGATGCGGTTGTGAAAATAACTCAAATGCTTTCTGGCAAAGGGATCGCGGTAACTCAGCGTGGAATTAACGCTTACGTGAAATGCGATCACAAGGGGCGTCCGACCGTTGTCAATCTGCCCTACCTGCCGGATAACGCCACTGAAGAATTGTGCATGGCAATTCAGGGTTTCTTGGATCACGAGGTCGCGCACATCATGTTTTCGGACTTCGCGTTGATCGGAGAAGCTGAAAAGATCGGCGCTAAGTCGATGCTTAATATGCTCGAAGACGCACGTATTGAAAAGGCGATGGCGCAGCGCTTCACGGGTTCGGGCCATAACCTCTCTGTCACTGGCAAGTTCTTTCTCGACAAATATAGCACACCAATGATGCAAGAAGCCGCTGCCGCCGGTGATGCCAATAAGGTGATCGCCGTATTGATGGTGCCGCTTATTCGCGCAATGGCCGGTCAGTTTGTCTTTAAGGAGTACATGAAAGACAAGATGCATATCGTTCAAGGTGTCTATGACAAGATCGCCGACCTGGAGCCGCAAATCGAAGCGGCCAGCTCGACGCAAGCCTGTCTTGACCTGGCTAAAGAAATCGAAAGTCGTCTGCGTTCCGGCGAAAATAACAAGGGCGAGAAGCCTTCTGAGAAAGAGGGTGATGACGGCGGCGATGGTGGTGGCGATGCTGGCGATGGCGAAGGTGCGCAAGACACCAAATTCGAAACAGGCGATACCGGAGCTGTATGGGCCGAAATTGACAAGGAGAACAAGAATGGCTTTGATAGTGCCTTGAGCAGCATTATTTCCAACGCCGCATCGGTCGCGGCAAAAGAGTCCTCATATCTGATCTACACCAAAGAGGGCGATATCGTCGAGCCGCTCAAGGTTGGCAGCGGATACGATTCAACCATGCTGGT